TCGTGCGGAGCGCGCGCCGGCGGTATGATTACGCCGCGCTCTATCTCGTAGCACTTTCTCACCAAAGCAAAGCAGTCCATTTCCTCAAACGGAGCGCCTATTAAATCCCTTATCGTCATTTCTTATACCCGCCCGCAATTCCCAAGAACCCGCCGAAGCGCGCCGAATTATTTTTAGCCCTGCAACTAGCCAAGGTTTTGTCGCAACGAGTTTCTAGTCCGTTATAACCGCACTCTTCGCCTTTAAATTTAAATACGCAATAATCCTTATACATCTTGCGCGGCGGATAGCTCATATTAAAGAGATTGCCCGCGCCCAAATTAAAGGTTACGGCCTTACTATCGGAGCTAAAGTCGGTAAGCTCGAAAAACTCCTCAAGCACCGGCTCGCTTAAATCTTTTGTATTAATCACGTAAATTTTGGCTTTAATAGTAGAGTTTTCCGCGCCGCGCGTTTTTACGTAGTTATTGTAAGAATTTATGTAATTTTGCATAGCTCGGCTAGTGTTATCGATACTTAGATTAAACTGCGGTATTTCGCCCTTAGCCGTTTGGATTTCGCCTATACTAAAAGGAAACGCTACGAACTCTTCCCCTCTAAAGGTTATATTCTCGCTATTGTTTATTATGCGTACCGTAGGCGTTTCGGGGATAAAAATTTCAAGCCCTACTAAAAGCACGCTATCTGAAGCCGCGGCGTTTAAATCCTTTATCGTAGTTAGCTTCATATCTCTACTATCTCCACTTTTACCGCGCAGTAGTTTTGCATATTGTCGTCGGCTTTTAAATCGTCCATAGAAAATACGCAAATTTTAGTTTCGTCCTCCAGCGGATAACGAAATTTAAAAGCCTGCCCTTGATTTTCTACGAAAAAATCTCTTAAAATTTTGAACTGCTCCGCGTTTAGGGCGGGGTAATTTAAACTATACGAGCTTTTAGGCTTAGTCCATTTTTTACGCGTTATCGTATAGCCGCCGTCGCTTGAGCTTCTATGCGTAGGATTGCGTAAGGTCCTCGACGAACCTACGACGATCGGCGGATAGCTAGGATAAGTATTCACGCTAATAACCCCCTTAAAGTTTCGCGCGAGCCTAAGATGTTTTTACTCACGCCGTTTAAAACTAAAGATATGACCCATTCGCCGTCGTTTCGCCTTACCGCGGCGTTAGATACCTTTACGTCCTCTCTGGTTTGATTTATTACTTCTACTTTTACGTTATTTAAAGACGCTCCGACCTGCGCTTTTACGCCTAAGTCGCCGTTAGAAGTCCTTGTTAAAGGCATAATAGCCTCTGGACTACCGCCGTTTTTCTCGCCCATTACGCCGATGTCGGGAATGCCGCCTTTAGCGAATTTAAAGAAAGTCGGCTTGCTTACGATTGAGTTTGTGTAGCTATGCAGATCGGGGCTATTAAATACACCACCTTTTGCCGCTGGGGTAGCATTTAATACGCTTGCAAATCCTCCAGCCGGCAAAGCAGCAGGAGCTGGAGTAGCCCCTCCAGACATTCCTGGTAACATACTCGTAACCGAATTGATTAACGGCTGGATTATCATCATCTTTACTATTTGCCTATAAATTTGCCCTAAAATATCCTGCGCCAAATCGCCGAATTTCATAAAGCGATCGGAAGAATAATCGAAAAAATTACCCATCGCATTTTCTAGGCTATTTAAGCCGCTATGCATAATCTGCCCCCACGTCGAGGCGTCGAATATTTGTTTTTGATGTAGGGCGTTTTCTAAAGCTACGGCCTTATCGTAGTATTCTTTATTTATCTCGCCTTTTTTTAGCATAGCGTCGTATTGTTCTAAAGCGTGCGCGCGCTCTATTTCTATAAGTTCGATACGCCTAGCCGTTTCGTCGGTTATTAGCTCTGTGCGGCGTTTTTGTAGGTTGTATATACGGTCTTGCAGCTTTAGCTTCTCGTTGATATTTTTGATATTTTCGTTGTGCGCGGCTTCGGCTTCTGCGGCGCGTTTCTTTTCTAGGTCGCTATCGAAGCCCTGTTTATACTGCGCCATTATCTTTTCAAATTCGCCGCCGTTTATGCCGGCATCTTTTAATTTTTTGCTTATCTCACTTTGTTTTATGAGCCATAAATTGGCGTGGTCGCCTATTTTTTCATAATACTCTTTATAAATTTCGCTTTTTGCTCTTAATTGATGCTCTAGTTCGGAGTTATCAGATTTATTTGAGCCGCCGTGTTTTTTGCCGAAGTTCGCTATCTGGTCGTTAGTTTTTTCTAGTTTTAATCTTAAGGCCTCGACAGCTTCCTCTTGCGCTATTTGCACTCTAATATTGTCGGAGGGCTTGCTTAAAATCTCATCTATCTCTTTTTTGAGCTTAGATGCCTCTTTTTTGAGGTTAGACAGCGTAGTTACGTGTAAATCTTTGACTTTTTTGTCTAAAGAATTTATATATGCGGCATCTTTTTGCTGCTGAGTTTCGATCGTGCCTATGCCCGAGTTTATGCTAGCGATTTCTTTTCTTTGCCCTATGATTTTGCTGTTTTGTGCGATATAACCGTCTCTCTCGGCTTTTAGCTTTATAATCTCGTCAGCCTCTAGTCTATACGCTCCGACGATACCACCGAATTTATTATGTTCCTCTAATTTTCTATTTATTTCGTCTATTTTTCTAAAATTTGCGTCCAAACTAGCTTTTAGATCAAGATTTATAGCGTCGCGCTGATTTTGCGTGAGTTTTTGGAGTTCCTCATTGGTCTTGCTTAACGCATCATTGAGCTTATCTGCGCTAGGTTTCGTCTCGTCCATACTATCTTTGAGAGCAAAAAACGCCTCCACCGCGGCAAAGATAGCCAAAGTAGGTAAAAAGCCCATAAATACCGCTTTTAAAGAGCCTACGGTAACGCCGATTTTCATTAGCGCTCTGTCCATAAAGCCAAGCTGTATAACGCCCGCCGCGGTTTGTGCCGCTACTGTTGTCGTCATAGCCGCATACGCTGCCATAGAGCCTTTAATGGCTAAATACGTGCCGCCTAATATTCCAAGATGTTTAACTAGCGTTCCGATACCGCTTACTACGCCTACGATAGTATCTTTATTTTCTTTCAGCGCGTTTGCAAAGCCGGTTATCGCCCCGCTTATCGTTTGCGTCGCACCCGTTACTTCGTTTATATCGCCTACGATTAGATTTATTTCAGTGCGCAGATCGGTAAATGCCTTGCCAACGGTTACGGGCATTTGCGCAAAATCACTATCTATTCTACTCTTGACCTTCTCAAACGCGTTACTTAAGGCTTCGGCGGTTAATTTGCCCTCGCTGCCTAATTCGCGCAGTTTGCCTACATTTACGCCCAGGCCCTCGGCCATATACCGCAAGAGCGTCGGACTAGCTTCGGCGATAGAGTTAAACTCGTCGCCCCTTAGCGCACCGCTACCCATAGCTTGACCAAATTGCTTTATCGCGGCAGCGGCCTCCTCTGCGCTCGCTCCGCCCAGTTGTAAGGCTTTAGTAAAGCTTGACACCATGTTATTAGTATCTTCGGTGCTTTTGCCGATATTTTTAAGGGCTGGGGCTAATTTTGCGTATAAATTTATAGTTTCTTTGATGTCGGCGTGCGTATCTCTAGCAATAGCGTGTAGGGCTTTTTGTTGTTCTGCGTATTCGGCGGCCGAGCTAGTAGCCATTTTTAGGCGCGAATTTACTAAGCTCATATCGTCGGCCACTCTTACAAACTCGCGTAGCATAACCGAGCCTGCCACGGCGGCAACGGCTGTCTTTAACCCCGTAAACGAGTTAGCCAGCCCTTGCGCCGCGTTCTCGGCTTTTTTCGCTTCGTTTCCTATGCTATTTAAATCGCTTTTTAGCTTGTCCGCACCCTCAACTTTAGCACTGATGATCAAGCTAGCAACTTCGGTCATAATTCGCCCCTTTTTTAATCTAGGGCAAATTGTATATGAAATTTAAGGGGGCGTTGGTTTGATTAAATTAGGCTAATAGCGCGTTGTTTTTCATAAAAAAATCGTCATTATCAAAAATATACGCCTTGACTGCGCCGATAGCCGTAAAAATCTCCTCAAAACACTTTTGCGTTTCGTCTAATGCCTTGACGCATTTGTTTTCTTTTTGTGTATTTTTTTCGGATAGCTTTTTGTATTTGTCGAAATAATAATCCCGCTCCAGCTTTGCATTTTTCCACATCGCCTTATAGAGTGGCTTAATAGCCAGTTTGAAAATTTTATCAAAGCCAAATCATACGAGGAAATAAAGAATAAGGTTTTTGAAGTAGAGGGCAAAGGCTAACAAAAATGAATTACGATGATTTTTCGGCGAGATTAAAAGAGTTAAATTTAACGAGAAGTGATTTTGCGGAGATGGTAGGAATGAGTTACAATTCAGTCGCTAATTGGAAGTTAAAAGAAATCCCCGCTTGGGTAGAGCCCTTTTTGTATCACTACGAAAAGGGCAAAAATTTAGACGAGATATTAACGATAATTAAGAAATATGAACGATAAGTTTAAAAATTTTAAAAAGTCATCTAAAAAAGTCATCAGAATTAATCCAATAGGTTTTATTTTGATACTCTTTTTTTAACGGCAAAACTTTTATATAATTTTTTTCAACTTCCAAAATCTTTAATTCTGTAGCGCTTGGATACTCATAAAAAAATTCGCAATCTTCCGGTGTTTTAAATGGTTGCTTTTTTGTGGCCCGAGTTCTTGCTTTCTCGGCTTTTAACAAAGACTCTTTTTTTTCGCACCCCAAAGCAGACCAAGTAACTTTTATGATGCTGCCTACCTTAAAATCAATTGTCTTTAGCTCAGATACGTCTATTTCAATTTGATTTTTTGTGTTTTTAAAGGTTTCATATTCTATTACAACCTTATCGGCTTTTAAAAACTGTTGATAATATTTGTCTTTTAAATCTACTACTGCCGACCCAGCGTTATTAAAGATTACCGCCGTTGCCGAAAATGGTTGACCTTTATCAAACTTTATTCTGATAGTTTGCGTAGATTCTCCATGCTCGGTAACATTTTTTATAGCAAACATCCCTAGGTACAAGTCCTCTTTTTTATTTGGACTAATATAAATCTCGTCGTATTTTGGTCTGGGCTTTGGTTGGTTGGAAAAATAATACAGCTCATTCCCGTCTGTTATGCAAGAAAATATATATTCTTTTTTATCTTCCATTTTATCTACAGATTCTACAAAAGCGCACTCCGCAAAAATAATCCCATGCAAGAAGCATAACAACAGTAGAAGTTTTTTCATTTTTCCCGTCCTTAATAAATTTTCAGTAAATTTTATAATAATCTTGTATAAAAGTAGCCTTTAAAAGACTACTTCATGAATTTTTCTTTGATAGATGAAAAAGATTTAGGGCTAAATTCGCCTTGATATGGCGCATAGGCCTGCTTGTCGTCGTTATTTATTTCGGCGGCGTAGATACGGCTTAAGTTGCGTAAAACCGATATTTCCCACCAATTGAATTTATCGCCCGTTAGCTCGGTATAATTTTTAATATCGTTAAAATCTAAGGCTACCGCGCCAAAGCCGCTATTTTTGCAATATCCTAGCTCGTCAAGCGCGTGTAGTAGATGTCGTCCTTGGGTTACCGGAGGGAACTCGCGCTCTTTAACGTCGGTTTTTGCGTAGTAGGCTAGCTGCCTAACGTATAGCGCGAGCTCGTCGCTTACTTTTTTAAAAAATTTCTCGCATTCTCTATGAAGCGCTCGACTTGATTAGCAATTAGCGGATAGGTTTCGTAAATTCTTTTAGCTTCATTGTGGCTGAATTTTAGTTCTTTGCCGTTTTCGCTAATGCCGCTCCAGCCTACCGTAAGCCCCACCATAACCTCTAGCGTGCTTTGTTCGGCGCCTTTATTTTCTTTTACGGCGTTCATAAATACCTCGCGTCCTTTTTTGCCGTGAAAACTTAGCACTTTGATTTTGATGTCGGTCGGTTTGTTGTCAAGATCGAGGATGGTTAGCTCGACACCCGTTTCACCGTTGCTTATATCGAAATTCTTTAAATCCATAACTTACGCCCCCTTAGCCTCTATGATGTCGTCTAGGCGTGTTATTTTGATGGTTATCGGTACGCGCACGACGTCGTCTTTTGCGATAGATACGCCAGTTTTGGTGTTTATAAACTCGCCAGTGATGTAGGTCGGGTTTTTATTTGCTCCCGTCGCAGGCTCGTCGCTACCCACGATGATAAATTGCTTTCGTAGTTTCTTGTTAAACATCTCGGTAAGCTCTTTTACGCCGTTATTTTGCCCCGCCGCATAAAATAGCTTTAATTCCGTCTCGCTATAACTTATAGCTCCCTGGGATACTGCCGTAGCGTCCTCGTCTATGCACTCGTATTCGTTGGTTTTACGAGTTTTGGTAAAGTCGCCCAAATCCTCTAAATACGCTATACGTTTTGCCGATGTTAGCGCCGTTTTTATTTTAGTCGCATCGCCCAAATCGACACTAGTGTCGCAAATATAAAATTTAGTAAGCTGGCTATCTGTTACTTTTAGCTGCTCCGCCATTTTCACTCCTTATAAGATTTAAAATAAATAGAAACGGTCACGCCGTAGCGATCGCCGTCAACGCCTAAAATATTAACGCTCGTCGGAGCGGTAACAAAAACCTCATTTTCTAGCTTTACGCCTACTTTAAAAGCTTTTTCGTAAAGCTTCGCGCGCTCTAAAACGTCTTTGACGCCTTTACCCGCGGGGTAGCGTAAGGTTATTTGAAACACGCCCAATACTTCTGAAATACTATCATCAATTACAGCAGCGCTTGGTTTGGCGGGCAAAAAATAAAGTTGTTGGTAAGGCTCACCCGCTCTAGGATTAAACGTAGTATTTTCAAACGCCGTATCGATAGCCGGCGTAACCGCTAAAACCGCTTTTTCTAAAGCCTGACGAATTCTAAGCACGTGCCGCCCTTTTTACTATTTGCTTCCAGCGGATAGCATTGCGCCTTACCATACCTTGCGGGGCCTTTACCTTACTCCAACCCTCAAACTCTATGCGAAAGGCATAAGGCAAATTGTTTGTAAAATAAAAGGTTTTATCTAGCGCTAGCTGATTGTTTACGAGGCTATTGGACCTATCTCCTGCCTCGTTTGCGGTCGCTTCTGTTGTCTGCTCGCTAGCCGCACCGACGCTAGGAAACCAATTATTTTTTAGCCTACCCGTATCTACCGGCGTGTCGCTTATGATGTCCGAGGTCAGGTCGATGATTGATTTTTTAAAGATTTTTAGCGCTTTTTCTTGCGCCTTTGCACTAAAATTCTCTATCTGTCTATCAATCATTTTGCAACTCCGATTAGCTGATGTAACGCCACGTCCTCGCCGCCCCATACCGCGTCGTTGTATTTGATAGTATAGGAGCAGTGAGGAAACTCTATTACGTCGTTGTTTTGCGGCATAAAAGGCAAAGATTTAGCGGCTACCAAGATCACGTTATCACCCTCGTTTAATAATCTTTTTTCTATTAAATTTGAGTAGCTTTTCGCGCTATCGATATACGCCTTTACTTTGTATTCGCTTATCTGTTCGGTCATTCCGCCCGTTTCGGGGTCGTAAATTTGCCCGCTTTTGCGTTTATACGTGCCTACCTTGCCGAATTTTTCGAGCAATTTAAACGCCGTATTTTTAGCTTTTTCATTTAGCATCGCTCTAGCCTCATTACCATTGCGTTTGCGGGTTTTAAAAACGGCTTTAAAAGGCTAGCCACGTAAGCGTATTTGGTGGCGGGGTCGGCGTTTTGTGCGTATTCCACCTCGATACTGCCTACTTTTTCTTTTGTGGTTAGTCGCTCGACGTCGCTCATTAGCTCGCCCGCGTTTGCCCTTATAGCTAGCTCGCAAACGGCGGATTTAAACTT